CTACTCCCTTGCACTTCTGCAAGAGAGCAGAAATCGATGGATGACTACGTCCAGTGTGATCAGGAGGTCGCAGAGAATGATAAGTTCTTGTCTTCAGACGATTTGTCTGATTTCAAGCGCATTTCATCTCTGTTGTTCAGGGATATGTTCATTGATATCGATCGTAAGATTGATAACCTTGAACTTGTTCCCCGGCACGGTCCAGGTGCAACGGCTGATAAATACCGTGGAAATGGTAAGTACCGGCTTCGTACTTGGACCGATCGTCTTGAGAGGTATTTCCCCTCAAGCGATTATCTACATCCAAATGGGCGTTATGCCTCTGAGGATGCGATAGACCACCTGGAACCCGGTTCAGAGATACCTTGTAAAGTTATCTCTGTCCCTAAGACGCAAAAGAATCCCAGAATAATAGCTGTTGAGCCAGCTTGTATGCAATACGCACAACAGGCTGTCCTCGAGGCTATTACTCAATATGTTTCCAATTGTTCATTGGATTCATTTATCGGTACTGAACATCAGGAGCCTAACCAGCTCCTTGCTCAGAAAGGATCCTTAACTGGATCCCTTGCAACGCTCGATTTGAGCGAGGCTTCTGATAGGGTTTCTAATCAGCTGATCCGCTGCCTTTTGTCCGACCACCCTCTTTTGCATGGGGCGGTCGATGCATGTCGCAGTAGAAAGGCCGACGTGCCTGGACATGGTATTGTTCGCCTGTCCAAGTTCGCGTCTATGGGTTCAGCTCTCTGCTTTCCCTTTGAGGCTATGGTCTTTTTGACCATTTGCTTCATAGGGATTGAGCGGGAGCTCAACACCCGTTTTACCAAGAAATCTGATTTTCTCAGATATCTTGGCGAGGTCAGAGTCTATGGGGATGATATCATCGTCCCCACTGACTCGGTGCATTCCGTGGTTCATGCTCTTGGGCTTTTTGGAGCCAAGGTTGGCATGGCTAAGTCTTTCTGGATCGGAAGATTCAGAGAGTCTTGTGGGAAGGAGTACTACGATGGTTTTGACGTTAGTGTTGTCAAAGTCCGCCGTGTATTTCCTTCAACCCGGAAGCACGCTTCAGAGGTTATTTCAGTCGTCTCCCTTCGTAACCAGCTTTACAAGGCTGGTTACTGGGGAACGGTGAAATGGTTAGACTCATTCATAGTGGGGAAAATTTCTCATTTTCCTTATGTGGATGAGTCGTCCTCTGTGCTGGGTCGATACTCCTTTCTGGGTTATGAAACTCAGAGAGAATGCGA